AAATCTGAATACTTCGATACTGTTCCTCATCAGACTCTCTTCAATGAGATCAATGAGTATGTAACAGAGTACAATACACTACCTGAAACTACTGCTCTCAAAATTGAAATTGAAAAGCGCAAAGATTTGAGTGAAGAAATCATCAAAGACATTGAAGATTTTCTTGACAATAAACTTGATGACACTCAATACAATGACCAATGGTTGATGGACACCACTGAGAAGTGGTGTAAAGAACGCGCTATATATCTTGCCCTGATGGAGTCTATCAAGATTGCTGATGGGCAAGATAAAACTAAAAGCAAGGACGCTATTCCTCACATCATGAGTGAGGCATTGGGAACCTGCTTTGACGATACTGTTGGACACGATTACTTACTAGACGCTGATGACCGCTACGATTTCTACCACAAACAAGAAGACAAAATTCCATTTGACCTTGAATACTTCAACAAAATTACAAAAGGTGGTCTCCCTAGCAAGACTCTCAACATCGCTCTTGCTGGTACAGGTGTCGGCAAAAGTTTATTCATGTGCCACATGGCTAGCGCCTGCCTCTTGCAGGGGAAGAATGTTCTCTACATCACTCTTGAAATGGCAGAGGAAAAGATTGCTGAACGAATTGATGCCAACCTCCTCGACATCCCGATTAAGCAACTCTCGGATCCTCTATTCACGAAACAACAGTTCAGAACAAAAATAGATGTTCTGAATCAGAAAACAACAGGTCGATTGGTTATCAAAGAGTATCCCACAGCATCTGCACATGAAGGACACTTCAAGTCTCTATTAAATGAACTGAGCATGAAGCGTGGGTTTGCTCCTGATATTATCTTTATTGACTATTTGAATATCTGTGCATCTTCTAGATTCAAGAATGCTGTTGTCAACTCGTACACATACATCAAGTCGATTGCAGAAGAACTTAGAGGACTAGCATGTGAATATAATGTACCTATTGTATCTGCTACTCAGACCACTCGCTCTGGTTATGGTAACTCTGACGTAGAGATTACTGATACCAGTGAGTCCTTTGGTCTTCCTGCTACTGCTGATCTGATGGTCGCTCTTATCTCTACCGAAGATATGGAAATGGCAGGTCAGATTATGGTCAAGCAGTTGAAGAATAGATACAATGACCCTACAATGAACAAACGTTTTGTTGTGGGTATTGACAGGGCGAAGATGAGATTGTATGATTGTGATCAGTCAGAGCAAGATAACATCATTGACTCTGGTCAAGAGATTGAGGACAAGATCCTTGATTCAAACACCAAAACCAAAAGTAAATTTGATTCCTGGCAAGTATGACAATGGATCCCGCAAATCAGAGAGCACGAGACAATAACGTTGATGTCGATTGGGACACTAACGATCGTGCAGCACAGGCAGCAGAAGAACTGTCTAACAAAGCAGATGATATCAAGGCAGGTATGCAGGACCGCCTTGAAGATATGGCAGAAGATACTCCCAAAACTCCCGAAGAGTTTATCAACAAAAAGGGTTTTAATGCCTGGGTTGCTGCTGAGAAAATCAAAGAAAAAGAACAAGAAAGTAAAAAGAAAGAAAAACGTTTTCGTGTAGACCTGGACAAGTATCTCAAATTTACTGATAATACATGTTCGGATCCTAGTAAAGACTTCCAAAAATATATGGAACGTCTTCGTGCATTGCACGACGATGGTTGCGATATTCAACGACTTGATACTGCTGCTTCTGGTCTCTCTGCTGAGTCTGGTGAGTTCATGGAGATTGTCAAGAAGTTGAAGTTCCAAGGTAAACCCTGGAATGATGCAAACAAAGAACACCTTATCAAAGAACTTGGTGACATCCTCTGGTATGCTTCCCAAGCATGTCATGCTCTTGACGTTACCTTTGATCATGTTCTTTATATCAACTCTCTGAAACTTGCTGCTCGCTATTCTGAGGGTAGTTTCTCTATCGAAGAGTCTGAGAACCGTGCAGAAGGTGACATATGAGATTCTCTGATGTTGCCCTAAACAAAGCACTTCAAGATCTCGATTGGGATATGTCTACTGATGACATTCACATTGAGATTGGTGGCAGTCAAGTTTATGAAATTGATGGTGCTGGCACTAAGTGGGCACCACTCAAAGGAACCCGCAAGTACAATAAAGATGCATTTATTGTAATCAAAAACAGATCACGAAATGTATAGTCTCTGGATTCACCTGGTAGCATTCTTTCAAGTTGTTGTGATGAGTTGTATTCAACCAGTCAACTGGAAGTATTGCTATCGGGTGGACCAGTGGTTAGTTCCTGAGATCGTTCAGGGATATAAACTGTGGTCGGGACAGGAAAGACCTTATCAAGTAGAGCAAGATTACCTAAATAGTCTTGACGACTAAACAGATATACTGTGGCATCAAAAATACAAGATGTTTGGCCAAGATATATTCCTGTGTTTCGCAATGGTCATGATGGGACAGTTGCGAGAGCAACGCCAATATATGCTGGTGAAAAAGATAATAGAAAACTAGGCACTATCCCTAAGGATGCTGACGTTCACTATAAAGCAAAAACTCTAAACGAACCTCCATCTAGGATGGAGGTTTTGTGGTATCCGAACAGTCGTGCTGATGAACCATTGAGCGGATGGATCAATCTATCTGCTGTCAAAAAACCTACCATGACACGTACAGGTGTCAAGGTATCAATGAAACCCCAAGATTTTCCTGGTATTGGTGGTGTAGAATTAAAATATAAAGACTATCTTGACAAGATTAAAGAGGTAGTTCTGAAAAGAGATATGCCGATTTCCTTGAAGAATTATCTCATTCAACTAATTGAATACTGTGACAGTCATACAGCAGGTGATAAGGCAGATTTGATTGCTGCATATAAAGACTTCGCTGCCAGTGATGCCTTCGATAGTCTTAACAATATACAGAAAGATTTTAGTGAGTTGATGGCACCAATCTGTGTGCTTGAAAGAGGAAAGGGTCAACTTGTTAAGATGGGATTCGCAGATCTTGATAAGAGTAATGCGATTGTATTTGTACCAACAGCAGGTAACTATCCTCTCATTGACTTCATCATTAGAGATACTGCTGGTAGAGAGTATCCTTTCTCTGTGAAAGTGTTATCTAAAACTACTAACGTCATTAAACCACAGGACTTGATGAAATTTGTGGATGATAATCCAAGAGATCCTTTTATCGTCAAGTTCAAGAGGACGCCAGAGTATGAAGTTCTTCGCCTACTAGGTCAGACTGACAAAGGTGTTGCCGAAACTTCATTTGAGACAGTTAGATATCTGGCACAGACCCAACCATTTTCCAGTAAGTTGCCGAGTACACTGAGTAAAGCGATACCCGAGGACCCAGACAAGAGAAAATTTAATGATAAAGTCATTGATTCTAATCAAGCAGTGTGGGATGAATTGTATGATGAATTTTATCGAGATGGGAAAGGGCAACTACAAGATGCTGCACTCATCAGAAAGAATGGTAAATACAATCAGTTATCTTATTTGATGCAAATTGTGATTCAGAAATTAAGTCAAGATAGGACCCGTGGTCTTAATTATCTTGAAATTGTTAGAGATTTTCTGATGGAGCAAGTTTCATATTATAAGTTTAAGATCAACACCAACGGGATGCCAGAATTCAAGATGGAAAATAAGTTTCATAATGAATTCAAATCAGATACTAAGTTTGTTCTCAGAGCAAAATCATCCAAAGGATCCCCCATCAACGATAGACTTGGAGTCCAACCATGAGTAAGAACACTCACTTAGAACACCTGGAAGATGACATTTTTAACCAAGGATATGCTGGTGCTCAGAATGCACTGGCATTCTTGGAAGGTCTGAAAGGTATGCTGACCACTGGTAAAGGTGGTGGTAACATGAAGGTCACAGTCAAGTGGGACGGTGCTCCTGCTATCATCTGTGGTGAAGATCCTGCCAATGGTTTCTTTTTTGTTGGCACCAAGTCTGTGTTTGCCAAGACTGAACCTAAGATCTGTTACACTCATGACGATATTGATCAGTGGTATCAAGGAGAACTCAACACTAAATTGAAGATGGCACTAGACCACTTGTCGAAGTTGCCCATCAAGGGTGTGATCCAAGGTGACCTGCTTTATACTGGTACTCCAATGCTTGCCATGATGGGAGGTAAAAAGTGCTACAAGTTCAAACCCAACACCATCACATATTGTGTGGAAGCAGATACGGAGATGGGCAAAAAGGTTGCCAAGTCTCAGGTTGGTATTGTTTTTCACACTCACTATAATGGACAAGACTTTGATTCCATGGCGGCGGGCTTTGGTGTTGACGTTTCTGGTCTGCAAGGTAATTCTGATGTGGCAGTATTCTCATCAGACTTCACCAACACCAATGGAATCGCAAATCTCAGCGCAAGTGAACTATCCAAACTAAACATGTCTATGAGGACAGCAAAACGCAATCTAGATTCTTCAAGAACTTTTTTGAATCAGATCGGTGGCAAATTGACTGGCATGGAACCTGCTGCTCTCTTCAAGATTTTCTTCAACCAGAAGATTAAGGAAGGTAAAATTCCTACCTCCACTCAACAAATGTTATCACAATTCAAAGAGTTCACAGAGTCGCGCTATGCCTTGAAGGAAGCAGGTGTAAAGACTCCCAAGGCAAAGGAGAAGTGGCAAAAGAAAAAGCAGGAGGCAATTGATTACCTAAATAGTAATAAGTCTGAGATATACCGTGCGCTGGCAGGATTTAAGAATCTTATCAGCGCAAAGGAACAGATCATCAACCGTCTCAAAAAGATTGAGGGGGTTGGCACATTTCTAGAAGATGAGAAAGGTTACAAGGTCACTAGTCCAGAAGGATTTGTGGCTATCAAGGATGGCACAGCAGTCAAACTTGTTGATAGACTTGAATTCTCTCGTGCAAACTTTACCGTAGCAAAAGACTGGGGCAAATGAGATTTCGTCAGTTCATTATCGAAGCAGTAGCAGCAGCAAAGAAAGCAGCAACCTCTAAACCTAAGAAGAATGAGGTAGTTGACAAGCACGTTGCCATCACTTTCGGTAGATTCAATCCACCCCATGCTGGTCATGGTAAGTTGTTGGATGCTGTAAAGTCCCATGCTGGGGACTCTGGCAACTATCGTATCTATCCTTCTCGTTCACAAGATCATAAGAAGAATCCTCTGCATCCTGAGCAGAAGATTGAGCACATGCGTGGTATGTTTAAGCACCATGCCGATGCTATTCAAAACTCTGAGCAACACCGTAACATCTTTGACATCCTTCGTGACCTCCATGACGAGGGACATGAGCATGTCACCATGGTTGTTGGTGATGACCGTGTGAAAGAGTTTGAGAATCTGACTCAAAAGTATAACGGTAAGCACTATAACTTCAAGAGTATCAATATCAAGTCTGCTGGTGCTCGTAATGAGAACAGTGATGACCCTATCGAGACTCTCTCTGCCAGCAAGATGCGTAAACATGCTCAGGGTGGAGATCATGACTCCTTTCATGCAGGCACTGGTGGATACAAAAAGTCTAAGGAGATGATGCAGCATGTTCTCGATGGTATGAAACCACCCGAGAAAAAGAAACCTGCTGCTAAGAAACCTGCTGCTAAGAAACCTGCTGCTAAAAAAGAGAAGGCAGTTGCAGAGGCAACTATCTGGGAGTATGCACCTAAGTTAGACTTTGATTCATTCAGAGATCATTATATGTTAGATCATATCTTCAAGGTCGGTGCTATCATTGAGCATGATGACACTGGTCTCCGTGGTGAGGTTGTTCATAAGGGCACTAATTATGTCATCATGCAACTTCCTGATGGCACTGAGCATCGCGCATGGTTGCAACATGTCACTGAGGTTAATGATCAGTCTAATTATTCTGCTGATGATGGTAGTGGTAATGAATGGAAAGTTGGAACTGATAAATATAGAATTGCGGTTCAAAACATGACTCCTGGGCAAGGAATTACTAAGTTCAGCGAGTTTAAGAAGAACCAAAAGTCTGTTAGTAATAAATAATACTACACCCTCTCATTAGTTCGATGCTTGATATAAAAGTAGGTGCTGCTCTGCTTGCATTCTCTCTCTTAGAACAGCGTACAATTCTCAACTGTGTGAAGGAAGGCATAGAGGCACCATCCTCGCGTCTTCAATCGGCAGTTGATAAAGTAACTGAAATTATTGACTCTCATGAAGAGGTCGTTGAAGGTTATGCTGGTTTCCCTATCGAGAAGGAACTGATCCAGAAGAACAAGGATAAGTTCAAAGATGATAGGAACATCGGTAGAGTAATCTCCCAAGGTGGTAACTCTATGGTTATCACTGGAAAGAAATCTGATGGTCGGTATTCTGTTGTCGGTAAGAAAGGCGAGAAGACCGCCAAGAAACCAGAAGATATTGGTCTTAACTTACAGCGTGAGCACATCGACATCGATGATCTTCACAATCAAATGGTTGAAGGTTTGAAGCAGGCACGTAAGAATGTTGGTGCTTCTACTTGCTGGGATGGATACAAGGCAAAGGGTACTAAGAAGAAGGACGGCAAAGAAGTTCCTAACTGTGTCAAGGAAGACGCAATTGAACTTGATGAAGATTCACGTCGTATGAGCAATAAGCAACATACTGCTCGCGTAAGATCCAATATTAAGTCCTTTGGAAGTAACTATACTCCTCCAAGTAACTATGATCCTGATGCTAATCGTGGCAAAGGGGAAGTTCTTACTCGTAAGCAGATTGAGAAGAAACGTCGTAAGGCACTTCGTCAAGAAGAGTTTGCAATTGATGAAGCAACCGCAATGGCGAAACGTGGTCATGATGAGACCGCAATTCGTAACAAGATTGCTAAGTCAACTGGTGGTGGTAAGTCTGCTGATAGAGCAACTGCACTAGCAGACAAACCAACTTACGGTCAGAGAGGAGTAGATCCTAAGGCACGTCAGAATCTTGCTAGAAAGCAGAGAGGTGATTTCCGCAAGACCACTTCATCCTCTCCTGGTCTCCATGGTTATGGTCACAAGTCTGATGACCCTAAGGTGAAGGCAAAGCAAGCAGCAAGAGGTGCTCAACGTGGTGCTCTGACACCTAACGAGAAGAAGCAACTCGGTAGAGAAGAGTTTGAGAACTGGGTAAATGAACTTGTAGAAGAAGGTTATGATCTTTCTGACTACACCTGGGATGAGATGTATGAGTTTTA